CGCGGGCCAACATGCGAAAACGTCGACGTCGTGGTACCTCTTCGATGAGGCGAGCGAGGTGGACGATCGCATCTGGACGACGGCGGACCCCGGCGGGTTGACCGATGGCGAGCCGATGTTTTTCGCGTGGGGCCAGCTCGTGCGCAACACCGGCTACTTCTACCGCGTGTGCCAGGGCGACGTGGCCGGGCGCTGGAACCATCGGCGCGTCGATGCGCGGCTGTCGCGATTCACGAACAAGGCGCTGCTCGAGCAGATTCTGCAGGACTACGGCGAGGACAGCGATACGTGGCGGGTGCGCGTGCTGGGGCTGCCGCCACGCGCGTCCGAGCTGCAATACATCGATACGCTGCGGGTGCAGGCGGCGCGGAAGCGGTCGTTCAAGGCGAGCGACGACGAGCCGCTCGTGGCGGGGTTCGATGTCTCCGGCGGCGGCAAGGCGTGGAACGTCATCCGGTTTCGGCGCGGGCTCGATGGGAACCCGCGGGCGCCGATTCGGATTCCCGGCGAGAGCGACCCGGATCGCTCGCAGCGGATTGGGGTCTGCGCGGAGCTGCTCAGTGACCGGCGGCCGGGGCACCAGCTCGCGGCGCTCTTTGTCGACAGCGCGTTCGGGAGTCCGATTGTCGTGCGGCTGCAGGCGCTCGGCTACGACAACGTCTACGAGGTGAACTTCGGCGGCGCGTCGCCCGACAGCCATTATGAGAACATGCGCGCCTACATGTACGGACGCGCGAAGGAGTGGTTGTTACTGGGCACGCTGCCGGACGAGGACACGCTCTGCGACCAGCTCTGCGTGCCGGGGTTTCACATCAACCGGCGGGGGCGCGTGGTGATTGAAAGCAAGGAGTCGTTGCAGAAGCGCGGCGAGGCGTCGCCGGACGACGCGGACGCCTTTGTGTTGACGTGGGCGCAGGCGGTGGCGCCGCCGCGGCCGACGGTCGAGGTGCGGCGGCAGGCGCGGCCAGTGAGTAGTACGTGGGGGTGAAGCAGCGGCGGCCGTCAACGTTACGTGGCCGGATTCCACGGTCAACCGTGTTGGGCGAGATGATGCGCCTCTATCGAACGGTGCGCGGAGTCTCGCTGCGCGACTTGGCGGATGTGACGGGGATCAGCCATTCCACGCTGATGCGGATCGAAACTGGGCAGTCTATGGACGCTAATACGTTACTGATCCTCTGGCGATGGCTGCTCTCGACCGGGCCCGCGCCACCAACGATGGACTAAGAGGGAGAACACGCCCATGTTGACAGCGTCACTACGGCTCGTCTGTCTGGTCTTCGGCTTCGTGTGCTTCGTGCTGTCGGCGCTCGGCGTGCCGACGCCGCCGCGGGTCAATCTGCAGAGCGCGGGGCTCGCGTGCTGGATCGCGACGCTGTTCCTCGTGTGACGTGGCCGCGGCTTAGCGCAGTCGTAGGCGTGTCGGCCGAAGCCGCTGCTCGCTCCGCATGACGTGGAGCACGACGACCCGCGCGCCCTCCACGCGATAGAAGACCCGGCAGGGCGGCTCGACGATCTGCCGATACCGGCCGCCGGGGAGCTCCGGCGGCACGGACCCACTGCGGGGGAAGCGGGCCAACTGCCGCATGTGCGCGAGGACGCGCTGCACGAGGGCGGTGGCCGCGTCGGGATTGTCGAGCGCGAGGTAGTCGGCGATGGCGACGAGGTCGGCCTCCGCCGGCTCCGTCCAGACTACGTCCGCCAACGAGCCATCCGCTTCTGCATCCGTCGTTCCACGGCCGTGTGGGAGAGAACCCGTCCGTCGGCCAGGGCCCGCTCCCCGCGGGCGATGCCTTCCAGGATCGCCATGCGCCGCTGCAGCGTTTCATAGCTCTCGACATCGACCAGATACGCGCTCGGCAGGCCGTGGTGGGTGATCAGTACGGGTTCGCGGTCGGCGGCGAGTTGATCGAGGACTTCAGTCGCGCGGCGTTTCAAGGTGGTGACAAGTTCGGTCCGCATGTGATACTAGAGTAGCACATGGACACGACGACGGCCCGGCGCTACGTCATCTGGTCGATCGAGCATCAGGCGTGGTGGAAGGCGAGCCGCCACGGTTACGCGCCGACGCTCGCCAAGGCGGGCCGGTTCACGGAGGAGGCGGCCGCGCTGATCGTCGCCCGCGCCAACCGCGTCAAGACCGAAGAATTCATGATTCCCGTCGAGGCGTTCGAGTTGGGGCCGTTTGCGATGCCGAATCCCCGACAGCCGCTCGAATAGATGACCCGCACCTTTTGGCTGTCCTTCACGGATCCGCATCGGCCGGTGGGCTCGCAGTTCCTCGGCGTGTGCGTGGTGGACGTGTCGACGGCGGACGCCGCGCTGGCGCGGCAGGTCTTTGCGCAAGAGAAACCCTTCGCAAAACCCGGATCGGAGTGGATTGGGGCCGCGTTGCGGCGGGCGTGGCAATGCGGCGCGAACCCCGGCGGCGAGGTGGCTACGCTCGACATCAGCGACGCGCCTGAAGCTGCGACCGCCCCTCGTGAGCGTCTCCTGACGCGCGTCGAGCTCGTCGCCTTGGGCCTCGCGGACCCGCCCGAATAATGGTTGCGCCCGCCGCGGGCGGTCTTTCAGACTGGCCCGACCGATGGGCCTGCACGCTGGCGCCTCCCTCGATGCCGATACCTACCTGATTTCCACCCGGCAGCGGGTCGTGTGGACGCTCGCCGAACGCAAGCACCTCGACCGCTGCGCGAAAGACTTCAACGTGCACGGCGACCGGCTGATGCTCAAGTGCGGGCAGCTGACGTGCCCCGATCCCGTCATTCACCTGGCGGCGAAGTTCGATGAGCCCGGCGGCGCGGTCCTGCGCTGCGGCTGCACGGATCGCGTCTTTAGCCAGACGGTGTAACCATGCCCCGAATCATGATCCCGCCCCGTCGGATCGTGCCGGTCGCGGTGCGCGCGCCGATCCCGGTCGTGCCGGTCAGCCGCCCCGCGGCGCCGCCGCCGGCCGTGGCCGTGGTGCGCGGGCCGTCGGTCGGCGAGGCGCTCGCGCGCGTCGTGCCGCGTGTCGCGCCGCGGGCGGTGGTCGTGGTCCCTCGCGTGCCACGGATGCGCCGCTGATGCCCGACGCCCTCGTCCAAGAACTGCTCGAGCGCAAAGCCTACTCCGAAGCCAACTGGCAGGAGATCCGCGACCAGGCCGAGAAAGACATGCGCTTTGTCGGCGGCGACCCGTGGGACGACGACGACCGCAAGCTCCGCAAGAACCGCCCGACGATTGCGCCCGAGGAAATGGGCCAGTACTTCAACCACGTGATCAACGCGCTGCGCGCGAACCCCCGCGGGATGAAGTTCGCGCCCGTCGGCAACGGGGCGAATGACGACGGGGCGCGCTGGTATCAGGACAAGGCCCGCGAGGTTGAATACCGCAGCCACGCCGAAGTGGCCTACCTGACCGCGGCCGAAAACGCCATCCAGCGCAGCTACGGCTATTGCCGGGTGACGACGAAGTACGCGTCGCCGCGGTCGCCAAATCAGGAAATCTGGATCGAGGCGATCCCCGACCCCGACAAGGTGCTCCTCGACTTCGACGCGAAAGAGCCGGACGCGAGCGGCATGCAGTACGCGTTCGTGTTCGAGTGGGGCTCGCGCACCGAGCAGGCGAAAAAGCGCGACGTGCTGCTGCCGAAGAAAAGCAAGACGCACGCGGCTTCGAGCAGCGAGGATTTCGAGTGGACCGGCGCGGCCGGGAGGAAGCCGACGGGCTGGATTGCGGGCGACCAGGAACTGCTCGCCGAGTACTGGACGCTGACGACGACGCCGCGGCAACTGCTGCTGATCGTGCCGCCGCCGCCTGTCGGGTCACCGATGCTGCGGGGGTTCCCGCCGATCACCGGCCCGGCCGCGGGGCCGTATCCCCCGCCGGGACTGCCCGGCCTCCCGCCCGGCATGGCGCCGCCTCCGGGGATGATGCCGCCAGCGCTGCCGCCCGGTGGGCCGATGATGCGCGGCGGATTGCCGCAGGGTATGCCGCCGATGGGGATGGGAATGCCGCCGCAAGGGCCGAGGCCGTACCCCAATGGTACTTCGATGGGAGTACCGGGACGCCCGCAGCCCCCGCGCCCGCAGGCCGTGTTCGAGGACGAGTTCGACGCCGTCTGGCGCCCGCGGGGCTGGACGGTCGTCCGCGAGCTCCGCACGGTCGACGACCCGGTCGTGAAGCTGTACCTGACGGACGGCCTCGACATCCTCCACGAGCAAGACTGGCCGGGGAAGTACATCCCGATCGTCTCCTGCTACGGCAAGGTCCTGTATGTGCCCGAGGGTGGCCAGGTCAAACGCAAGATCCTCTCGATGACCCGGTTCGGCCGCGACCCGTGGAAAGCGTACTGCTACTGCTGCTCGCAGGAGCTCGAAGTGCTTTCGATGGTGCCGAAGAGTCCGATCATGGCCGTCGAAGGGCAGCTCGGGCGCCATCAACAGGAGTGGGAAGACTCCACGCACACG